TCTTTTTAAACAACTTAAAGGGTGGGATTTATTTCTCACCCTTTTTTGTTTATCTTGATATTTATATATGAAGAATAATACCCATTTTGGAGAATGTAAATGTCAAAATTTTTATTTTTATATCAAGACCCAAGTGATGGATTTGATGTCATTGGTGAAACACCACATGGAATATATGATAATGATACCGAATTTCAAAACGATAGTTTAAATATATGTAAGTATGTATCAAGAAAACTTGGTCACCCAGTCATGCAACTTGAATTTAATAGTGGTTCAATATATGCTTGTTTTGAAGAGGCTGTTTCAGAGTACTCACAACAAATAAATCATTACAATACTAAAAATTGGATGTGGGAACATTATGGTTCAACAAATAGAGAAAGTGGTTCTTCATTAGGAAATATGGGTTCACATGAACCTGAAGCTCCTCATTTAGGTTCAACATTTTTATTATCTGAACAATATGGAGAGGCGGTGAACGTTGGTGGTGGTATTTCAATGTTTACTGGTTCAATTACTTTAACGGGTTCTCAACAAGTTTATGATTTATCAACAGAAGCTACTTTGGAACAAACAGGAAGTAGAATTGAAGTTCAACGTGTTTTTAATGAAGCACCCGCAGCTATATCTAAATTCTACGACCCATTTGCAGGTACTTATGATAACATTGAATTATTGGATTCATTTGGATTTGGTAATGTATCACCTGCGGTTTCTTATATATTGAGACCGATATCATATGATTTAGCTAGAGCAAATGCAATTGAAACAAATGACTTAATTCGAAAGTCAGCTTATTCTTTTGAACTAATTAATAATAAATTAAGAATATTTCCTCTACCAGATTCAAAAGATAGTGGAGCAAAAATATATTTTCACTATTATGTTAAAGAGGATAAACAAGGTTTGACTAGAACTTATACAAATTCAAAAGTATCAGACCCATCAAATATACCTTACAAGTTTATAACTTATTCAGAAATAAATTCAGCTGGTAGACAATGGATTAGAAAATACACATTGGGATTGGCAAAAGAATTATTAGGCATAATTAGAAGTAAATATGCTTCATTACCATTACCAAATGGTGAGGTAAACATGGATGGTGAAGCATTGAAATCAGAAGGTAGAGAAGAAATATCAAACGCATTACAAGAATTAAAAGATTTTTTAGAATCAGTTTCATTAGCGGAGGGTTCTAGAAAAGAACAAGAAGTAGCTGAATCACAACAACAGGTGTTAAATAAAGCACCATTGAAAATATATATAGGATAATTGGAGAAATTAAATGGCTAGTACGATAACTGCATCTACATTAAAAGTTACAATACAAGAAGATATAAAATTAAATGGTGTTCAACAAGGTGGAGTAAACACTTTAAATATTGGAAGTGTTAATGAAATATACAAAAGAATAGTTACTTGTCCAGCTGACGTTGATACCACTCTAGCTGTTTTTAAGAGTACAACAGCTGTCGCAGACGCAGCGTTAGATATAGAAGATGTTAAATATATAAGAGTTACTAACTTAGATGATAGTAATTCAGTAAATTTAAGTCTTCAAGTAGATGCTGGTGAAAACGATGGTGATGCTGACGAGTCCGTTACTTTATTATTAGAAGCTGGAAAAAGTTTTATAATGGGTAGTCCACATGATGGTATTAAAGTTAAAGATGATGGTGCTACAATTATTACTTCTTTAGTCGACTTGGAAAGTATTATTATAGACCCATCGGCTAATGCAGTTGATGTGGAAATATTTATAGCTAGTGTTTAGGAGTAAACAATGAGTCAAACAAAACCATTTTTCATACCACAAAAAGAATTTGATTTAATTAATCAAATGAATGAAGAATTAATTGATGAAATCATTGGCCAATCTGTTGACATTTATAAAGTGAATGTTGAAAGAACAGAAGACAATTTATATGGTGAATCAACTGCTAAATATTATGATATTGGATTCAGAGTCAATTGTTTGATAAATTACAATGAACCAGAAATCATACAAGACGAGTTTGGTGCAGACTTAAATTCTTCAATTGAAATGTTTTTCCAAAGAGAAAATCTATCAAGTGGTTCATTGAATTTTTATCCTGAAATCGGTGACATTGTGGATTGGAATGATTACTATTGGGAAATCAATGGAACAACAGAACCACAATTATTTGCAGGACATCCAAATTTTAAACACAACATTGTAGCGACAGCACATCGTTCAAGATTATCATCGTTACAAATAGAAGAGAGACCAAGATAATGCCAAACAAAGCTGCTAAAATGAGAAAACAAGAAAGAAGAAAGAAAAACGATTTATTAAATAAATTTGGTAGAACTAAAAAACAAATAGCTAGAATTAAAAAGAGAAAATAAATGGCTGTTCAACAAATCACACATAAACGAATTACGAAGTTTGATACTTCTAATCCTAATTATCAAGAAAAACCTCAACCAAAAAAAGAGGTAAGTGGTAATGTAATGGATGATGAAGATGTATATGGTGAGAGAAAACATACCTATACACCTGAACCAAATGGTAATTTACAAATGGAACAAATGATGGGTAAATTGATGAACAAGTTGGATAACTTTGATACACCAAGTCAAACAGGTGTGAAAGTCATTGAAGTGGATATTAAGAAAGAGATTGCCATTGGTAAAGCTGATATGAGTAGTATTAAATCAGAAGAATATAAAGGTAAAGTAAATAATAAACTTGATAAACTTAAAAAACTGAGAAGACGAAATGGCCGTTAATAAAATTACAAATAAACAAGTGGTAAATAGAGAGTTAGTGAATAGAGCTAATGAAGTGTCTACAAAGAATACAACTATTCGTGGTAATAGAGAAACTACTATTATACCAGGTAATAACTTTTCAGATAATTATTCCATTACTTTAAAGGATGTTGATACTGCAATTTTAAACCACGTTAAAAACGTAATGAAACCAAGAGTTAGAGAGGCAAATGAAACTTTTAAAATACCTGTTTATTATGGTAATGAAGAGAGATGGAAGGCCGTCAGAAGAAGAGGAGTATTGAGAGATAAAAACAATTCATTAATACTTCCATTAATTATGTTACGAAGAACAGAAGTTTCAAGAAATGATTTATCAGGTCAATCTTTTCCACATGATGTCAAAAGAAATTCAGTAGAGGTCGTTAGAGCTAACAAATGGAGTAAAGATAATCAATACGATAGATTTTCAGTTCAACAAGGAGTTCAACCTGTTTATGATGTAATTACTACTGGAATGCCAAACTATACTGATGTAACTTATGAATTTGTTCTTTGGACTAATTTCATAGAACAAATGAATCCATTAGTGGAATCTTTTGTAGACCAATCACATACATATTGGGGTGGTGGAGAGAACAATAAATTTTTATGTACAATTGATAGTGTATCAGATGCATCAGAGATGAATCAAGATGGTGAAAGATTTATAAAATCAACATTTAGTGTTACTACAAAAGCTTATTTATTACCAGAATACTTAAATTCTGTAATTACAAATAAAGTATCGAATATGAAAAAATTCACAACCACATCACAAGTTACTTTTGGATTTGAGGGTGACGCTACAGACGAACAAGTAGTAAAATAATTTACTTGTTTTTAAAATTTATATATACTTATATATAGACAATAAACAATTCACAATTGGAGGTTATAATGCCAGAAGAAGTAAAATTCACAGAAGAAGAACTTAAACAAGTCCAAGACATACAAATCAGTTATAGAAATTTACAAACACAATTTGGACAATTAAAATTAGCACAAATTAGATTAGATGCACAAGAAGTTGATTTAGAAGAAGCCTTAAAATCAATTCAATCAGAAGAAAAGAAATTCCTCGATGGAATAACAGATAAATACGGACAAGGAACTTTAAATCCTGAAACAGGTGTATTTACTGCTGAAACAACTGAAACTAAATCTGAATAATACAAAAAAAATTATCGTTTGGGGTTTTAATCATATATTTATATATGAATAATACTCACTGCGCAGAGTATTATTTTGGTATACCTCAAAAATTAAAAAGTTAACTTAGGAGAAATTCAATGGCCGAAAAGATTATAAGTCCTGGTGTATTTACGAATGAAATAGACCAGACATTTTTACCTTCTGCTGTGGCTGACATTGGAGCTGCACTCATTGGACCAACACTTAAAGGTCCTGCAGGAATCCCAACCGTTGTAACATCATTTTCTGATTTCCAAGCGAAATTTGGAGATGTATTTAAATCAGGTTCAGATTCAGTTCAATTCCTCACTTCACATGCAGCTGAAGAATATTTAAAAAATTCAGATACACTAACCGTAGTAAGAATTATGGCAACTGGTGGTGGGACAATCACACCATCCAGTGCTATCATAGGTACAACAGGTGGCACAACAGCAGCTGCTGCTGCTACTGGTTCATTAACAATAACACCAGCTGCTTTCGGAACAGTAGTAGATGATGAAGTTCAAATTACTGTTGGTGGAACAGAGTTTAGATTTATTGCAGCTGACCCAGGTACGGATGGAGAAATTCCCGCTGATAGTTCACCTGTATTCTTTCACGCAACTGGTTCAAACACTGCTGGATATATAGATAATTTAGTAGCTAAAATTAATACAGCTGCTATTGGTGTAACTGCGACAGATGGAACTACCGCATTACAATTAACAGCTTCATCAGCTGGTATAGCTGGAAACAATATAACAGTTGATACTGGTTCAGGAACTGCATTTAGTGATACTACATTTGAGGGAGGAGGAACTTCGTTAAGTGGTGGTACAAATACTGGTGGTTCATCTACAAATTGTTTTACATTAGAAACACTCGCAGATGGTACAATAATGAATAACGCTGATTCAACTGTAACTACAAATAATATTCTAAAAAGTGGGTCAAAACATAACGTCCGATTTGAAGTTGCAAGTGTTAATAATAGTAAAGGTACATTTAATTTATTAATAAGGGCTGGTAATGATAATCAAAAAAGAAAACAAACACTTGAAACATTTAATAATTTATCATTAGACCCTAATTCATCAAATTATATTTCAAAAGTAATTGGTGACCAAACCCAAACAGTTCAAACAGAAGGAAGTACAAAATATCTTAAATTAGATGGTACGTTTCCAAATGCATCTAGATTTGTTAGAGTAAAAAGTGTTGAAGCAAATACAATTGATTATCTTGATGAAAATGGTGTAATTAGATTAAATTCATTATCGAGTTCTTTACCAATTGTTGGTAGTGGTTCTTCAAATGGTGGTTTTACCGGTGGTTCAGATGGACACGTTGGTTTTGATGCTTTAGGTAATATGAACGGTAATAGAGGTACTGGAGCTGTAAGTTTCTATGAAAACATTGAAGAAACAAATACACAAGGATTTAATCCAAATGTAGATGATGATGGAAAAAATGCATATACAGAAGCCCTCGATTTACTTGCAAACCAAGATGAATTTGATATTAATTTAATATTAATGCCTGGTATTATAGACTCTGTTCATTCAACAATAGCAACTAAAGCTATTGATGTATGTGAATCAAGAGGTGATTGTTTTGCAATTATTGACCCCGTACCCTATGGTTCTACTGTTTCGGCAGCAATCGGTCGAGGTGATGCGAGAGATTCAAACTTCGCAGCTATGTACTGGCCATGGGTAAAAGTTCCAGATTCACAAGTCGCCGGAGCTCAAAGATGGGTGCCACCATCAGTTGTTATGGGTGGAATATACGCATTCAATGATAGAGTTGCCCATCCATGGTTCGCTCCAGCTGGATTGAATCGTGGTGGAATCACAACTGCGATACAAGCTGAAAGAAAGTTAACTCAAGGAAATCGTGATGATTTATATGATAGTAGTATTAATCCAATTGCGACATTTCCTGGTCAAGGAGTGACTGTGTTTGGACAAAAAACACTACAAAATAAAGCAAGTGCTTTAGATAGAATCAATGTAAGAAGACTGTTGATTAGAGTTAAGAAGTTTGTTGCTAGTTCATCAAGATTCTTAGTATTTGAACAAAACACAGCAGCAACACGAAGAAGATTCTTAGGAATTGTTAATCCATTCTTAGAACAAGTTCAAGCTCAAAGTGGTTTAAGTGCATTTAGAGTAGTGATGGATGAAACGAATAACACACCTGACACAATTGATAGAAATCAATTAGTTGGACAATTATTCTTACAACCTACGAGAACTGCTGAGTTTATTGTATTAGACTTTACAATACAACCAACTGGTGCTTCTTTTCCAGAGTAATAGTTAGATAAAATAACTAAAGAAAAGGGATTTATAGAAATATAAGTCCCTTTTTTTTATATTTCTTGATATTTATATATGAATTAAAGGTTTAAGTATTTTAATAGGAGAATTTAAATGGCCGAATTATTAGAACCACAAGATATAATGTTTACCCCTTTTGAGCCAAAGCTCAAAAATAGATTTATTATGCAAATCGATGGTATTAATGCTTATTTAATTAAGTCAATGAATAGACCATCATTAGAAAATGATGAAGTAGTATTAGAACATATGAATGTAACACGATATGTTAAAGGTAAGTCAAGATGGCAACCTTTAGAAATTATGTTATATGACCCAATCGTTCCATCTGCATCTCAACAAGTGATTGAGTGGATTAGATTACACCACGAATCAGTTACTGGTAGAGATGGATACTCTGATTTTTACAAGAAAAATATTACATTTAACCTTTTAGACCCAGTTGGAGCTGTGGTTGAAGAA